GTTTATGTCTGTAAGAAATTTATTTGGAGAAAACCTTATTAAGTCTATCATTTTTATATTTTCAGTAGGAATATTTCCTCTTACTCTTTCTTCAAATTCAAACTTAGGATTTAATCTTCTCGAAACTTTAAACTCTTTTTTAATAGGAATTCCTAAGTCCAAAAGATTGTCCGTACCCCAAAAATCACTAAAGCTTTTTGTATGATATGTTTTCCCAAAATTTTCATCTACAAAGGGTTGCATCTTTAAACCTTTTTTAATCATCTCGTCTCTATCCATAACAAATCTAACATCTGTACCTATATGGCTATGAGGTCTAGATAAAAATTTAGGGTCTCTAGTAACAGAAACGGAAGGAGACTTAGGAAATTGTTCTGCAAATTTTAAATTTGTTTGGTCAAGCCACCCTGTTTCATCTTTGCTTAATAATTTATCTAGATATTTTCTAGAGTCTTTATAAAAAGGTTTTCCCGGAAACATTTCCCCTGTTCCCCTTATAGTGCCTTCTGATAATATATCTCTAGCTTTCTCACCTCTTGTAAAATGATATATTGGATTACGCAAACCAGTTTTTTGTAGTAATTTTTTACCTATACTTCCTAAACTTTTTAAAGTCATCATTGGATTCATAGCTATATTAGCTACTACATCATCTACTCCACCCTTATACTCTAGGGGGGTTGTACGCATAGAACCATACCTATCAAACTCATCTAGTTTAGATTGTACTATTAAGTTGTCTATATTACTATGAACATTAGTAGATACAGGAGTAGTGGTTTGTGGCTTAAGAAAGTCTGAGATAGTTTGCTTAGGCATTATAACTCAAACCCTTTAAATTCATTTAGAGCTAGTTTCTCGTAACGTCTCATCTTTCTTTGCATTAATTTTTGAAAGCTAATATCACTCATAGTTATAGGAAACTCATTATTAAGTTTATTCCAAGCCTGTACCTCTGCGTATGCTTTATTAAAGTCTTCATCAGTTTGTGCTTTCTCTAACATATTCATTATCTTTTTAACTCTAAAGCCTTTAGATGCTTTGATTCTATTAAAGCTCATGCCTTCGGTTTCTGCTCTCTTGGACAGCTCTCTAAGCACAGAACTACCTGTTAGTTTCATTAACCTAGCTGGACTTCTTTTCAATGCATCTGCTCTTAACTCTTTAAAATCAGCTTCCATAGCTGGTACAAATTTAGTAAAGAAGTTGTCTACATCTGATAGTAATGGTGGATATGCTAAGAACTTTAAAGAACTAGAGACACTCTTTCCTTCATCTAACCCTGCAGAAATTAACTCTCCCATAAAACCAAAAGCACCAACAGACATAACGCCCTCTGCTATTTCTTGTAAGTCATTTGGCATACCTTCTTGTGGGTTAAATGAATAGGAATATGGAGCAAATTGTTCCTCACCAGATAAGACTCTTCTCATAAAGTCTTTAGCTTGATTCGCTATAAGTCCACCAGCTACACCAGCAATCCCTAACCTAATAATAGGCATAAAGTTTCCATAAGCTATATCATGCTGTGCTAAATCCATCATATAGTTATATTGTCTATAACCAAACCTTTTAAATTGAGTGAATACTTTAGTCTTTGGGTTATTAAAGATTAATGGGTCTTCTAATATATCTTTTTGTAGCTGACTTTTTCTAGCAAACTTAGACATAGCTCTTACATAATCATCATCAGTTATCTTAGAAGTTTTAGGGTCAATACCTAATTGATTTAATTTACTAGCCGCCCAATCTCTTCTTAACTTAGACTTACCTAACAACCCTTTGCCTTTTACAGCTTTAAACATATCGTCTACTAATACTCGTGCTGTTGCAGCTGCAGTTATTTGGTTAATTTTATTAATACCATTAAAACCACTAAACTTACTTAATCCATCTACTATTTTATTTGATACTTTAGATTGATTAGATATACCAATCATCTCATTAAACATAGAGTAGTTAGTTACCCCAGATTTTTCAATAAGTTCTCTTGTCCTTCTATTTGTTAAAGAAAATAAACCTCTAAAAAAGGGAATATATCCAGCTTCTAAAGCTGTAGATATAGTTGCCTGTGATACGTTCATAAGAGGAGCATAGCC